GAAGACATCTGATAAAAGAGCATATAGAGAAGCCGTTTTTCAGGTGCTTCGTCTCTATTAGACTTGTAGTCCCAATCAACAACGTTTTTATCAATAACAAGACGGTGCTGATTCATTATTGGTTCAAGAGCGTCAATAATTCTATCTTCTTTACGTACGTTAGCTCTAACTTCTTCAACATCTATTGTTTGTTTAGTTTGTTGAAGGTGTTTTTTAAACAGTTCAGCTACAATACCATCACCAAAGTTAGTCTCAATGACCAGTTTGGATACGCTGTACTTCTTACAGTGTCTTAGAATGTCCAGAAGTGTTGTATCTGAGTACCCGTCTCTGTAAGCACACACTCTGTGCAAGTACAGAAAACCGTTTCGTTGGGAAATAAAAGCTGCAGCCGTCTCATCTGTTCCACGGCCCGACGGGTCAATTGAGCAGATTGTTTCTTGGTAAGGATGCCATTCTCCTTGGATCTGCATTGGACTGTAGAAATAATCTCCAGGTAGACCAACCGTTGGGAGTTCTTTAATAACGTTTCGTGGGTCTGAGCACCAGATGATTGAGTCAGGAGCGGTAGTAGGGTTAACAGAAGTGACCACGAGGTCAGCCATTTTAAGTGGGAATTTTTCACTGTCACTAAGGGATGTATCCAGCATAAACTGGAGAAGGAAGTTAGACCGTCCCATAGCTGCTTCACGTTCGATGAGGTCATCATCAGCGAAGCGACCAGGGTCAGTCACGTTCCAAGGTTCAGCACCGTTGTCTATATCAGCTACTAGCTGAGGCGCTAAGAGGCCTTCGTATTGGCTTACCTTCCTTGGGTACCTAGCAGGCCAAATGAAGGGCTTGTAGGACCTCTCAGCTAGCTTAGAATAGACAGTGAAGGATGTCTGTGGTGTACCTAAGTAACAAATACGGCTATCATTCTTAGGAGTAAGGATTGATTCTGCTTCTGTACATAGTTGTAGGAGTTTTTCACGCATGAGTTCTGTCATGCTATTTCCTGGTACTTCTATGTCATCCAGAATCATTAGGTCAGCACGGCTACCAGTAAGCTGACCAGTAATACCGACAGACTTTACTGACGGAGCCTGGTGAGGTGAGCAGCTAACATCAAAACTGATACGTGACCAGCGTGAGTCATCTGATTTAGGCTGTAGGTGAGATAGCCAAGGTGTTTCAATAATTAGTTTTTGTAGAAAGATAGACATGTTATCCGCACGTTCTTTAGATGCGGATATGATCATTATCTTTTTTTCAGGGTTATTGAAAAGCGTCCACAGAACAAAGGCTCCAGTAATCCACGATTTTCCCACACCACGGAAAGCTTGTATTTGTAGACGTTTAGGTCCATGTTGAAGATAGTCTGCGATTGCATATTGAGCACGAGTAGGCGAAGGAAGATCAAGCTGTGACCACAGAGCCTGTAGAAACAGCTTGAAATCATCTTGCAACGCCAGAACGACGTTGGTCATGTATTACTCACCCTTCATTTTGGTAGTATATTTTTTGCCTTTAAAGGTGAAGGTTTTTTTACCAGCCTTACGGGCGGCTGCAAAAGATTTATCAAATGATTCTGCAACAGTGCCTACTTTTTTAGGACCGACTTTTGCACGACTGCGAACTGTACCATCTTTATCTTTGGTATTGTATTTACCAACACTAGAAGCTGGTTTAGCTTTTGTTTTATTTTGTGAAGCTTTTTGTTGGCGTAATGCCTCTGCAGCTATCTGAGCCATTTGGAATGCAGCGGCAGATCCGTCACCAACAATGCGTCGTGCTGCAGCATTGACTACATTACTAGCCATTTGACCAGGTTTAATTTTTCCAAGCTTGGTTCCTGGAGTTGGTGGTGGGTTAGTTGGTGTTTTAGTAGAACCTTGACGGGTGCCAATAATTCCTGACACCTTTCTATTAGGACCTTGTTGTGGGGCTGTGCGGGGACCTTGTGCACCACGAGGTGCGCCAGATGCGGTTCGAGTTACACCACGACCACGGGTAACACGATCTTTAGAACCAGTGTCACGTGAAACTCGTGCAGCGGTTTGGCGTTGTGCACGGCCACGGCCATCAGTGCGGACAGGTGTTTTAGCGGTTTGACGTCCGCGACGATTGTAAGTACGTTTTGCCATTTACTTGCGAACAAATTTACCGTTTTTGTAGATCATTTTAGGTCCGAAAGGACGTCGGTACATATCACCTTCTTTAGGGTTAGCAGGGGGACGCATTGGAATTTTTGCTTTTTGTGTGAATGCTTTTTTTTGGTTACGGCGACGTTCTGCGGAAAGTGCCTGGTTAAGGTTTGTTTTCAAAGCACGTGACCGTGGGTCCCTTTGTACAGTTCGTCCAGACCGTTTTGTTGGTAACTCAACTGTTGGAGAAGGTGGGTTAGACTGGCGAAATTTTCCGCTAATACCAGAACCTTTTTTCTCAACAACAGGTTCTTGTGCTTTTGGTTTTTGTTCTGCTTGTGCAGGACGTGTGTTTTGTAGAACAGGTTTTTTTGTTTTGACAGTAGTGTCTTCTTTAGGTTTTTTCAGGTTACGACCATACTCTTCACCACTTCTAACAGGACCAACCCCAGTTGGTTTGGCAATTTGACGTCCATATTTATCGCCATCTTTTACCGGACCAATCCCTGTTGTTTTTTTGTTTTTCAAAGATTTGCGGTACTTTTGCATTGCCACTGCGAACTTTTGCGGAGCCCGTGACCCGAACTCTCGCCTAAATTCTTTACGATCAGGTTTTTTCATTAGTTAATATGTGACAGAATAAGAGTTTCTCTAAGTTTGTTGATTCCAAATGTTTGTCTCATCCAAGGTAACCAATTACTACTTCCTTTTGACTGATTACACTTTTTGCAACTAGGTACAAGGTTACTTGTAATATCCTTACCACCAAAGGTTCTAGGGTGAACGTGATCCAAAGTAAGTTCGTGTAGTTCATAAGTTTCTCCACAGTAAACACATGTGCAGCCAAAGTGCTCTTTAATGCTGCGCCTCCAAAGGCGCTTTGCTTCAGAGGATGTCATGGTTATTAGGTTGTGTAAGTAATGATCAGGTGTAGGAAGTAAAGGGGTCATAAACTATGCGTATCGTTGCTTCATGCGTGGACGACGACGGTTGGTAGATGCTGTCTCTGTCTTACCTTTACCAGGTCCAGTATGAGAAGCATCTTTACCATCTCCGTTACCGTATGTACCAAGCTTGCGGTTAAGCTTGTTGGCAGCGGTACGAATCATAAGACCCCTTGCTGTTTTGTTGTAAGCACCTTGCTGTTTTAGGCGGCGTTTGCGTGCAGCAGGGTTTCGTTTGTAGTACGTAGATGTATTCATCGGCCATATAGCCTAGATTGTACAAGTTCTGGGTCAACGTCTGGCATTAGATTGGCTAGTTTTGCCAGTGGGCTGCTTTCCATAGCCACACCACTAATGTCATTTGTTTTGAGCCAGTCGCAAGCTGCTTTTAGGTCTTGTGTTGTAGCGTCACCAGACTTGATTCGTGCGAGAAACTCTTTCGTGACAAGATTATGCAGCTCGTTAAACTGATCTTCAGTCGCTTTCTTCATTTACTTCAGGTTTAGTGACTTTTTTTGGCTTTGGTTCTACAAGTTTGTATCGGTCATCTTCTTGGGATAATTTGCTTAAAGCATATTCCATGTCTGCTTTTGTTTTATAAACTCCAAGAACTTTGGAACGAAACGTGTCAATAATTTGAAATGACATAATTAGTGTTGTTTAAGTACTATTTGATCTAGTTTGCCTTCGATACGTATCATGTGATCTTCCATACGGTCAATCATTGACTTAAGTTCTGTTTTAGAAACGTAGTCCTGAGCAACCGTCAGTTCTACGCCGTCGATACGACGATCAAGACCACTAATGCGATCATGTACGTTATTAATTCTTTGGTGTAGTCTGTTGTTCAGTGTTGCTCCCGCTGCTACTACTGCTATCGAGAGACTTACTATCGCTTCTATCATTTAATGATACGATTGGTACGATGTCGTGGCAAATCATTTCGACACGACTTCCGGGTCTAAAGGTAAACCCGTCTTTCATAATTTCTGTACATTTA